TTCGCCTTGGGTCGCAACGACCGACACCGAACTACTTTTGCTAACTTGCAAACAGCTTGACCGTAGCCTTGAGCTTGAAAGACTCTGGGCGGAAGATCAAAGTGACTTTCACATTCACCGCCAACTACTCGAACTAGAGAAGGCAATCGTCATCAATCTCGGTTTACTTGGGATGACCGTGGATGCTAGAGCCAAATTAGGCTTGGCAGAAATCAAAGCCCAGTCTGCTTATGAGAAGCTGATGTCTGAGAGGGCGTAATGACCTCACCAGCGTGGCTCACCCCCGTGCCACAAGATGCGATTGACAGGGGCGATGGCGATTTTGTCATTCGTTTTGCCGATGCCTTTGCCACAATCACTAAAGACTCGGTGGCAGGTCGGTCTGGCTCCAAGCTCGTCTTGCGTGAATGGCAGAAAACGCTACTCCGTCAGCTATTCGCCCGTGACGAAGATGGCGGACTACGCCACCGCATCCAGTTGGTCGGCATGCCCCGTAAATCAGGAAAGTCGGCTCTAGGTTCCGTGATTGCCGCTTTCGGCCTAATGGACATCCAAACCCAAGGTGCTGAGGTTTACCCGGTTGCTGCCGACCGCAATCAGGCTCGCATCGTGTTCGAAGATACGAAACGGATGATCCAGAACTGTGAGCTACGAGAGCATGTCAAGATTTACCGAGATGCAATCTTGGTTCCAGCCACGAACAATGTCTATCGAGTGCTATCAGCCGATGCTCCAAGGCACGAAGGTCTCAGTCCGACCATGGTGCTCTTCGATGAGCTTCACGCTCAGCCCAATCGCTCGCTCTTCGATGTTATGTCACTGGCTCAGGGTGCTCGAGGTAAGGCTTCAACGCTGATCGCCATTACGACCGCTGGTGTCAAGACCGAGGCGAACTCGGGCAAAGACACAATCGCATACGACCTCTATCAGCGAGGCCAGAAGATTGTCCGTGGTGAAGTCGATGACCCGACCTTCTTCATGGCATGGTGGGAAGCTCCAGCCGAGGCAGATCACCGACTAGAGAGCACTTGGATAGCAGCCAACCCAGGTTTTGACGACATTTGTGCAAAATCCGACTTCGAAAGTGCTGTTCTTCGTACACCAGAGGCAGAATTCCGCACTAAACGCTGTAATCAGTGGGTTTCAACGCAATCAGCATGGCTTCCAACGGGTGCTTGGGAGAAATTAGCTGAAGATTTCGAAATTTCGGTCGATGAAGAGTATGTTTTGGGCTTTGACGGCTCTTATGCCTCCGATTCCACCGCTTTATGCGTTTGCACCATCCCAAAAGAGGGCGAAAAGCCAAAAGTGAAGCTAATTCGCACTTGGGAGAAGAATTTCGGTGTAGATGACGACTCTTGGCGAGTTCCAATGGAAGAAGTCAAGCAAACCATCATCGATTACACCCAAAAGTACCCAAAAGTCCGAGAAATCGCTTGCGACCCCTATCGATGGGCATCTATGATGCAAGAATTAGACGAAATGGGGCTTCCGATTGTCGAATACAAGACGAACTTGCTGAATCTGATGATTCCAGCAACTCAGAAGGTGTTCGATGCGGTTATGGAACAGACATTTATCCATGATGGAAACCCATCCCTAGCTCGCCACATAGACAACTGTGTTATCAAGATTGATCATCGTGGACAGAGAGTGACAAAAGAGAGTAGCAACTCAAAGAAGAAGATTGACAACGCTATCGCCTTCATCATTGCCTACGACAGAGCAACTGTCGGTAGAATGGAAGAGATAGTGCCACAAGTATTTGTATAGGCGGTTATTTTGGCTACAGTTTTACAAATCGTAGGAGCTGCACTGGTAACGATAGGCGTTGGCCTTATCTACCTACCTGCAGGTCTAATTGTAGGTGGTACTGCAACCCTACTATTCGGTTTAGCGATGGAGCGAGCTAATGCTCAATAATTTGTTTGATAGACGAGCACTCTCGTTTCAGACCATCTGGGGATCTGGCGACTTCGTAGAGGCAACTAGCCTTTCCAATGTCAGAATCGATTCTCAGACTGCACTTCAAATCAATGCTGTCTTTGGAGCAGTCTCGCTAATCAGCGACACAATCTCTACGCTCCCAGTCGATGCTTACATTCGCCGTGACGGAGCACGCTTCCCGTTTCGCCCACGCCCACAATGGATTACTAAGCCAGATGTCGATACAACCAAAGAAGCCTTCTACGGTGCTGTAATCGTCTCGATGCTTCTTGATGGCAACGCATTTATTCGGTTGTACTCAAACCAGTCGGGTGAGATTGTAAACATGACAGTTTTGAACCCGATGGATGTCGAAATCAAACGCAATGGCATCGGTCAAGTTATGTTCCGAGTCGAGGGCGAGAAGAGACTTCTATCGACCGATGAAGTTCTTTTCATTCCAGACCTAGTTCGCCCTGGTCACATCCGTGGTGTATCTCGTGTAGAAGCACTAAAGGAAAACTTTGCTCTAGCTAAAGCACTAGAGAACTACGCTGCTAAGTTCTTCGGTTCTGGCACTCAGACTTCAGGTGTTATCGAAATCGATGGCAACCTAACTGCCGACCAAGCCAAGGTTATGCAAGAAGCATTCGACTCACGCCACAAGGGCTGGTCAAAGGCTCACAAGACTGCAATCTTGTCTGGTGGTGCAAAGTACAAGCCAACCAATGTTCCAAACGACCAAGCTCAGTTCTTGGACAGTCGAAGAATGGCTGTCGAAGATGTTGCTCGTGCATTCAACATTCCACCACACCTACTTGGCCTACCAGGCACAACCTCTTACGCATCTGTCGAGCAGAACAACCTTGCTTGGGTTACTCACTGCCTCCGACCAATCGTGCAGAAGATTGAAGGTGCTCTATCCCCGCTGATGGCTCGCTATCCAGGTGGAGAGAATGCCTTTATCAAGTTCAACCTTGATGGCTTGCTACGAGCTGACATCAATTCCAGAATGTCTGCCTACTCGACTGGACTTCAGGCTGGCTTCTTGACAATCAACGATGTTCGCCGGATCGAGGACTTCACTCCGATTATGGATCCATCGGCAGACACCGTTCGTGTACCACTGGCAAATGTGAACATCGATGCAGCAGATCTTTCAGCTCAGACCGAGCGAGTAAACATGGCTCAGCAACTTATTCAAGTTGGATTCGACCCAATCGACACCTTGGAGAAGTTCGGCCTACCTACAGTTGCTCACACTGGAATGCCAAGCGTTCAACTACAGACACCTACCATCCCTGAGAATCCAGATGTAGCCAAGCAGGTCTATGGAGTCGAAGATGGCAATAACTAACGGGCAAGTGTCAATCGGCACGGTTGCAACGGCTATTGATGGAGTTTGGACAAATCCATCAAGAATCATCATTCACAACAACGACAACGCAACAAATGTTTATCTAGGTAACAACAATGTAACTATCGCAAATGGTTTACTGCTTCTGAAAGAGCAGAGCTACCAAATCGACCTAGAGCCACTTGAGCAAATCTATGCAGTCAGCGACAAAACTGGTCATGTGATCAGTTGGATGAGGCACACTATCTAATGATCAAACCAGGCAGATACAACATCACGGCATACCAAGGTGCAACATACGACCTAAACCTAACTTGGACTATTGGCGGTTCGGCTGTAAACCTGACGAACTACACCGCTGCTATGCAAGTTAGAACCGCTGCTAATGCCAGCACCGCAATCATCAGCTTGACCAATGGCTCTGGCATCACGCTCGGTGGAACCGCTGGCACTATCGACATTGACATCAATTCGACCACCATGGGTGCAGCAACCGCTGGTCAGTATGTTTACGACCTTGAATTGAACTCAGGCTCGGCAGTTACAAGACTTATTCAGGGAACATTCCAGATTCAGGCCGAGGTAACCAAATAATGTCAAATTCGGTCGTAGCTCTTACTGAAACAAACACGCTTGTCTCCGTTGTAGAGACTGGCGTAGATGTTTCGGTCATAGAGACTTCTACGACTATTGAGCTTGGCAACTCTGGACCTCAAGGCCCACAAGGCATCCAAGGTGAAATCGGACCAGCAAATGTTTTGACAATCGGTACGGTTACTGGTGGAACGGCAGCGGCAGCTACGATCACTGGCACTTCTCCATCTCAAACACTTAGCCTTGTCTTGCCGAAGGGCGATAAGGGTGACAAGGGCGATACTGGGGCAACCGGAGCAACTGGACCTACCGGCCCACAGGGTATGCAGGGATTGAAGGGCGACAAGGGTGATACCGGAGATCAAGGGCCGACTGGGGCAACTGGAGCTACTGGAGCGACCGGAGCTACTGGCCCGCAAGGCCCGCAAGGCATCAAAGGCGATAAAGGGGATACTGGAGAAACTGGTCCGACCGGACCGACTGGTGCGCCTGGTCCAACTGGGCCACAAGGAATTCAAGGAGAAAAAGGTGACAAAGGGGATACTGGGGATACTGGACCTACTGGGCCGACTGGTCCTACTGGTGCTACTGGGGCGACTGGCCCACAAGGCCCACAAGGAATTCAAGGCGAGACTGGACCGCAAGGACCAACTGGAGCAACGGGTCCAACTGGCCCTACGGGAGTTGTAACAGCAACTTCTCCGATTACCTATAACTCTGGAACTCAAACAGTCGGCATCGATGTAAACGCTGCTGGCATTACGATAAATGGAACGGCAGTCGCACTCGGTGGCACGGTTGTCGTGGAAGCGAGGTTGGGATAGTGCCGTATTTCATAACGGACAAGTCATCTGAATGCTCATCGTGGGCAGTCGTCAAAGAAGATGGCGAAGTAATGGCTTGCCACAACACAAAGGCTGAGGCTCAGGCTCAGATGGTTGCCATCTCTTTATCAGAGGGTATCGAGCCAGGTGGCGAGAGAGACCTTCGTGCTCTACCAGGCGATCTTTCGGTTGGCGACTATGTATCTTGGAACAGCTCAGGCGGTCGTGCCCGTGGCGAAATCAAAGAAATCGTAAATGATGGCTCAATCAATCCACCCGACAGTTCGGTTACCGTAAATGGCACCGAAAAAGACCCAGCTGCCCTAATTCAGGTTT